GTCTTCCATAGAGCAGCAGAAAAATCTTCGTCAGATCGAGAGTTTATTGCACGAGGGAGTGTTACAGGGGATACGCAGTATGCTCCCTGTTAAAAGCATATTGCGGGAGTATTTGAAGGATGATAGTGATGACGAGGAGAAGGCCGAAGAGAAGACCGAAGAGAAGGCCGAGGAGAAGGCTGAGGAGAAGGCTGAGGAAAAGGCAGAGAAGAAGGCCGAGAAAAAGGCTGAAGAGGAAGTTGAGGAGAAGGCTGAGGAGAATGTCGAGGAGAATGCCGAGGAGAAGGCCGAGGAGAATGTTGAGGAGGAAGTTGAGGACAAAGCAAAGATATCATTTACTGGCGAGGAAACCTCCTTTAATCCTCCAGAGGAAAGTTCCGAAGATGTATTCGAGGAAATAAAACTTTTAGATGGTCCCCCGGAAGCCATGGACGACTTTGAAATTTATGATGAGAATGTTCTTCCAATGGATTTTGAAGATCTCTCATAAATAATCCGCGTTATTGTCTCGTATTTTTTTCCTAGTCAGCGGCCAGAATGTCGTCATCCACCCTATTCACAGGAATGTTCCTTGGAGGTGTCATCATATCTTGTATCGGCGCAGCGAGCACATATTATTTAGAAGAAAAGGCTCCGTCGGCAAAATCACTCACCCGCGATTTCATTATTGGGGCGGCAATGCTTGCAATGATTCTACAACTTCTTCCCGAGTCATCAGAATATCTGATCCAATACGTTCTAAGTTTACTACCACTTTCTATGCTGAAAACCATTCAGACAAGAAATGTGGAATCTGACGTAGAAGTAAAACTGGGTGTGCCTAACTTTTAAAGGTACCGGCATGCGCCCCCTTAGACAAACAAAGACCACTTCTTTACATCCCCAACTTCTGACGGATTCACTTGGAATCGGTCAAAAGCAGGTTTCGACAACTGTTGAGCAGGTATCGCACAATGTACATGCGCTGCAATGTGCTTGTACAGGTCAAAGTCAGGGAAACGCTCCTCTCCAGAAGGCTCCACAAGAATATTGCGTCCCTCGTCATCGATCATCCACTCCCATAGAGCATTGTAAAGAGGTGATACTGTTTCCGTTACCTCCATATCCTCTTCAGAACTAAGTAGTGCACCCCCCTCTAGAGGCGACGGATGTTCAGGAAACAGAGAATCAAAGAGACTTACTGCCAGTCGAGATAGATCGAATGAGGGATTGGGACCCACCTCCTTTGCGGGTTTCGGATGTAACGGCTTGAAACAATACTGCCCTTCCGCGTCATTTCCCGATTTGAAATCGTCGCTTATAAACTGCGTGGAGTTTATACTGAAAATCGCACGACCAAAATCAATGATGCGGAACAGTTTTCCAAATGTCGGTACTTTGAATACCTCGCCACTCCGCTTTGTATAATACATGAACTCCTCCTTTGTAGTTGTCCATACGATATTGTTCGTATGCAGATCATTATGCGTAAAGGCAAACACTGCCTGGGCAGCACTGAGTGCCGCGATTACCTGAAATATCCATGCAGACCATTTCATTTCCCATTCATCCGACCCAGGTAGCGCACCTACTTCTGTATAGTTATCCAGCAAGGAATCCATTGTCCCCTCATTGCTCTCAATCCCAATCATCATCACAGGAAAGTCGCGTATTTCTGCATATACTCTATAGTCATCATTCATATCTGTGTCATGCGTGGCATCATCCCCAGCCTTCTCATCTGCGAATGACATGCTTTCCATTTCAGCCGAATGAAGAGAGGCAACATCCCCTTCCTCTAGATTATCTCCATTCACGGAAACATACTCCTCATCACCCTCTACAGTATCGCCACCGGATTCTGTATCAAACTCAGAAGGCTCGCGCAAAATATCCTCGAGTACAGAGGCATCCACCTCCTCAGTAGAGTTGTTTGCGCGAGAAACATGGATGCGATACAGCCCGCGCTTTTGTCCATGCCAGAACCATCTCGTATTACGAAAACTCGAGAACTCTTCTGTCAGATTGTATCTGTATAGATCGGCTGTAGCACAGAAAGCTCCGTAAAACTGGTTGAAGTGGGGAGAAATACCGGCATCATGTAGCCGACCTAGTGCATAGGATGCAACCACTTCTACATAGGCCTGGTTCGACGAATCCTGTATCTTAGTCCACGCTGCTGCCCACGTCTTTGAATGCCACGGAAGTCCTCTCTGTTTCGGAATACTGTACTCTCCCTTCATCCACCGTATGGGATCCAAGAGGTGTGTTACCTTCAGAAATGCCTCGCGAGTTTCCTCTGTGGATGGGGGAGTTCCACTCGATACGTCGGTGTTTTCTACGAGTTGCAGTTTGCAGAGACCGGAAGTACCTGAAATATCGATCCCAGTGATTCGAAGGTTCGAGTCGAGCCAAATCTGATTCGTCTGGTGTTTAGTGATGCGATACAGCTTGCTCAGCGCAGGAAAATATGTCTGGAGATCGTGGAAGCCACTTACGTGAGAGAGTTTGTCCGACATCGGCGCTATCCGGAAACGAGGAGCAGGCAAATTCATACCCCGGGATATTTGTTCCATTCTTACAAAACCCTGTAAATCTTACATCCCATAGTACCGCACTCGGGGATATCGGTATCGGCATGTAGGCTAGGGGTGCACCTAACCTAGCCTAGATACCTACAGTAGCGATGTATGCACAATATAAGTACCCCCTAAAGGGGGTACTTAACTTCAGCACATCGCGTCACGCTTAACGCCAAGACAAAAAAGTTTTCCTATAGTCAGACAAGTATGGCAGCAGCAGTCAATGTATCACTGAGGAAGTTCGATATGCGCAAAATCCCCCAAGATGCAGTGGTGATTTTTATTGGTCGTCGTCGTACAGGTAAATCCACGCTTGTTCGTGACCTGTTGTTCCATCACCAAGAGATGCCTTTGGGTACAGTGATCAGCGGCACGGAAGAATCGAACTCGTTCTACGGAAAAATGATTCCGCCTTTGTTTATTCATGGCGAGTTCTCCCCGATTATTCTGGCCAACTTCGTGAAGCGTCAAAAGATGATTATGGCTCGTATTCAGCGTGAACAACAGGGGGGTGCAAAGTCGCGCCTCGATCCCAGATCATTTATGATTCTTGATGACTGTATGTATGATGACTCTTGGACACACGACAAGAATATTCGCTATTTGTTTATGAACGGCCGTTGGCTGAAAGTATTCTTTATCATCACAATGCAATATCCTCTTGGTATTCAGCCAGCTCTCCGGACTAACGTGGATTTTGTATTCATTTTACGCGAGCCGTATGCAACCAATCGCAAACGCATTTTCGAAAACTACGCATCCGCATTCCCGAGTTTCGAGTTTTTCTGCCAGATTATGGATCAGTGTACGCAGAACTACGAATGTCTAGTGATAGATAATACGAGTCAATCGGCGAAACTGGAAGATTGTATTTTCTGGTACAAGGCCGATATTCACGGGGATTTCCGTATTGGCGCAGCCGAGTTCTGGCAGCATTCTGCCAACTACTATCGCGACAAGGAAGAAGAGGATGCGAATCAATACGACCCGAATGCGGCAAAGCGCTTGAAGGGACCGTCTATCCAGGTGAATAAGAAGTTCTAAAGACACACTAGCAATAGGTGGAGATGTCGGAATTGTATAGTGCCTTGTTTCTAGGTATGATCGCAGTATGCCTTCTTATCTACGATCGTATCGTTCGTATCAACCCCTTTTTGTTAAAAGAGGGATTCCAAGTACGCGGAGCACAACAGTCGTGTGGTGTAGACATGCCTCCCTGTGATTTCCCAACTCGTTGTATAAACGGATTTTGCTGTAACGCTGACAAGCGCCAGTTACTCGATAGAAATCCTCTTCCGGTATTACCTTAAAATATAGATTCTGTATAGAATGAAGTTTCGTGGTGGATATAGTATTGCGGGATTATTCTTAGTCCTTGTTTTGGCGGTGTCGGTGCTCCCGTTCTTACGGCGCAAATTTGCGCGTTCATTTCCGGAAGGATTTCAGGCGATGGGCGCGGCCTTAACGGGTGTAGATATACGGAAGGGTGACTGCAAGGGAGTAAACTGCCAGGAGGGAGAGTTCTGCATGGAGAACGTGTGCCGCCCCGTGTACCCCTCGATTA